ACAACTCATCAAAATGGGTGATACAAAGTCTAAAAGATTAGAAAAAACCTATCAATCCAGCCTCAAAAACAAAAAAGAGTAAATTTTATTAATTTTTTTTACTGAGGTAAACAAAAAAAAGATGATTTTTTTCTCTGAATTCGTTTGGATATTCCAATAAATGATTTATCTTTGTATTATAAATCAATTAAATAATACGACATGACAACAATTTCAGACCTACAAGAATACGCAAACAAGAAAAATTTAAAATTTGAGACATATTCTCACATCTGTCATAATAAATTTTATAATTCTCAGCCAGAATATATTTTGGAAAATGAGTCTCACAAAGAATACTCAACAACATATTTTGGACTCCAAACATCAATTGGGATTTGGTATTGGTTTAAAAAATCAAATAGACATTATAATAATAATAATGACATTATGTTTTATCAAAGATACTCTCAAAAAACTGGTAAAATTGTCAAAGGATTTCTCACAGGATTTAATCTCACTGATAAAATAGAAAACTTTTTAAATAAATAATAATATAAACCAGTCCCTCAGAAATGGGGGACACAATACAAACAGACATGACAACAACAACAATCAAAATGGATGCAAAATTTGAGATGGGACAAGTGGTTTCATTCAATGATGGAAAATTAACAAACAACACAACATTTGAAATCTTAGAGAGGGGATATATGTTTGGAGAGTGGATGTATAAATTATCAGCAGATGAGAACTTTGAGAAAATATTTAAAGAATCTCAATTGATGTCAATGGGTGAGATTGCTAACCTAAGAGAAACAATCATCAATGACATAGAGAATGCCTATTGTCTGACAACATTTAAGTCAATGAGTGCATTGAGTAGAGTCCTCAACAACCTGATAAAACTTTATATTCACAACAACATTGATGGAAAATTAAAAGACAAATTGGATTTATGTATCACAAACTTGCAATTGATAAAATCCTCAAATATAATCTCATCAAATAGATAAACTAAATAATACAATAATAATCAGACAGAGCCATCCAAACAGGGTGGCTTTTTGTTTATACAAATACATATTAAAAAAAAAGTTGTATTTTTGTAAAATGCCTAAAAAGACAAATAAAGACACATTAAAAAAGAATCTCATTGTTGCAATGGAGGATTCATTGGGTGTAATCAAGACAGCATGTGAGTCATGCAAATGCTCAAGGCAAACATACTATGACTTCATAAAAGATGACAAAGACTTTAAAAAAGCAATTGAGGAGTCCAAAAGAACATCCCATGATTTTGTGAGGTCAAAACTCATTGACAACATAAAGAATGGCAAAGAGGCATCAATATTCTTTTATATGAAAACTCAAATGAATTGGATTGAAAAAACCAAAATGGATTTGACATCCAATGATGAGCCAATCAACATCCCTCCAATCTCATGGGTGAATGCAAAAGAACTGTTGAAACAATGAGAGACAAAATTCAATTATGGCTGGAGAGATGGGGATTGTATGCCTTTGCATTATATTTACTCACTCTCATGAGCCTAATTAAATATTATAATGGTTGACACCAATGAACAATTTAAAAGCCTATACACTTCATCAAAGAGATATTTTCTTATCACTGGAGGGAGAGCATCACTCAAGTCAACAACAGTCCATGACTTCATTGCCAGATTAACATTTGAGACTGGTCATGGGATTTTGTTCACCAGATACACAATGACCTCTGCACATAAATCAATCATCCCTGAGTTTGAAATCATACTCAACAGACTGGGAATAAGAGATTTATTTTATATAACCAAATCAAAAATCATTAATCTCCAGACAGGCTCTTTCATTTTATTCTCTGGAATAAAGACATCCTCTGGAGACCAGACAGCCAATCTCAAATCATTGAGTGGCATCACCACATGGGTGATTGAGGAGGGTGAGGACTTCAATAATGACAGAGCCTTTGACATCATTGATGATTCAATAAGGTCAAACCAAAGACAAAACAGGGTGATTTGGATTCAAAATCCAACAACCAAAGAACATTTTATATATAAAAGATGGATTGACCCAAACAATAAAGAGGTTGAAATCAAAGGACACAAAGTCATTGTGAGCAACATGGATGAGGTTGAGCATATTCATGTGACATATCATTTAGCTGAGAGGCTGGGATATTTGTCTCAAGGATGGGTCAACAAAGCAAACAGGGTCAAGGCTAAGAATCCAAAATTTTATTATCACAATTACATTGGAGGGTGGCTTTCTAAGGCTGAGGGTGTTGTTTATGACAATTGGGAGAGGGGTCAATGGGACAAGTCTTTGTCATGGTGCTTTGGCTTAGACTTTGGATTCCATCCAGATGAGACAGCAATGTGCAAAGTGGCGGTTGACCATAAGAAAAAAATATTATATTTAGAGGAGGTATTGTATAAAAAGGAACTCTCAACAGATGGAATGATTAAGGCAATCAAAAGAATTGCCAGAGACACAGACCTCATCATTGGAGACAACTCAGAAAAAAGACTCATCCATGACCTGAGAAACAAAGGAGGATTCAACATTCATCCATGTGTCAAAGGAGCTGGGTCAATCAAAAAGGGTATCAATGACATCCTATCTTTTAAAATGATTGTCTGTGGTGAATCACAAAATCTGGTGAGAGAGTTGTCAAATTATGTTTGGAATGACAGAAAATCTGGAGTCCCAAATGATGCCATGAATCATTTGTGTGATGCCTTTAGATATGGATTTGACCGCATGAGTAGAAAGAAAATATTTGTTGGTTGACCTCTGAGATGGTGCATCCAAGCACCTTAGATGGTGCTAAATAGTTTAATAACTTTTTATATATAAATGTTTTTTTTATTAAAAAATGTTTTTATTTTGTAGCATCAAGATAATAAAATCACAATACCAATAAGAATGTCACAGACAAAACAGGGATTCATCAAAAGACTTTTTGGAGGACAGAAACATTTGACATGGACAAGGAACGAACTTTTTAATCTAACCAATGACACTTTTGTTCACAATCAATCAAACACCAGTGAATTGATTGAGGATGGTTTTGCCAAAGTGTCTGACTTATATTCAATCATCAAAAAGATTTCCCAGACTGGAGCTGGGATGGAATTGCAAGTATTTAACATCAAGGATGATGAGTGGGAATTGCAAAGAGATGGTGAGTTGTTTGACTTAATCATGCAGCCAAATAAAAATCAAAATCAATATGATTTTAAAGAGATGGCATTGACCAATCTTTTGACCACTGGCAATGTGTTTGTCAATGGCATGGAGTCCATTGGATTTGGAGAGATATTCACATCACTCCATTTGTTGCCACCACAATTCATTGACATCCAGTTGTCCCCAAATGATAATGGGATGGATGCTGTGTCATATATATTAGCACTTGACACCATATACAAAACACTCTCACCAGAGTATGTGAAACATATTAAATACAACAATCCAACTGACTTTGGTGTCCAGACAGGATGGGGATTGAGTCCCATTCATGCTGGATATTTAGCAATGAAATCAGCCAGAGACCTCAACATTGCTGAGTCCTCAATCCTTGCCAACAAGGGTGCATCTGGATTGCTCACAAACAAAGGTGATTATCCTTTGGACTCGGATGAGGCTGAGGAGATTCAAAAGGCTATTGATAAAAAAATTGCTGGAGCAAATAAATTTGGGAAAATCATCACAACAAATGCTTCTGTTGAATACATCCAAATGGGGATGAGTCCAACAGACCTCCAATTGATTGAGTCTGGTGTTGTTAAGTTGAGACAACTTTGCAACCTTTATGGAGTGGATTCATCATTGTTCAATGACCCAGCAAACAAGACTTACAACAACAGGAAAGAGGCAACAAAATCTCTTTACACTGAGTCAGTGATTCCATCATTACAAAAGATTGTTTGGGGTCTCAATCAATTCATTGTCCCAGCATACAACAAAAAATATAATGCAGATTTTAGGATTGCCATTGATAAATCACACATCCCTCATCTTTATGAGGAGACAAAACTCAAGGCAGAGGCTGACTATAAAGTGGCTGAGGGATATGTCAAAATATTAGAGTCTCAATTGACTCAGGAACAGAAAATAAAAAGTTTAATGATGTCTTATCATCTCACTGAGGATGAGGCAATAAATATTGTTGGAGATGCCAGAGCCTTTGAATAATGAAAACAGAGAGGATTTTTTGGACAGATGCATGATTGATGCTGAGTCTGAAATGACATTCCCAGACACAGACCAGAGATTTGCTTTTTGCAACTCACAATGGGACAACAGAAACAAAGAAAAAAAACAGGATATGAAAACAGGGTATGGAAACAAATCAACCTCACTTGAGGTCAAAGAAGTTGACACAGATTCAAGGATTGTTGCTGGGTATTTTTCAGCATTCAACAACATTGATTCTGATGGGGACATGATAATGCAAGGAGCATTCACAAAATCAATTCAAGAGCATGGAGTCAACTCAGATTCCAACAGAAAAATCAGCCATTTGGCTTTCCATGATGTGACCAGACCAGTTGGCAATTTGAAAGTGTTGAGAGAGGATGAGAGAGGCTTATATTTTGAGTCAGAGTTGGGGACACATGATGATGGTGAGAATGCATTAAAAATGTATAAAGATGGAATCATCAAAGAGCATTCAATTGGATTCAATTATATTTCAGATAAAACAAATTTTATTGAAGTTGAGAAAGAGAAAACAGAACATCCATTGGTCAAACAATTGGGAGGATATTGGTCAATCAGTGAAGTCAAATTATGGGAGGGGTCATTTGTCACCTTTGGTGCAAATGCTGAGACTCCAAACCTGACCAACATCAAGAGTCAAGATGACCTCAACAATGTATTGTCAGACCTTAAACAAAGGATGGAAACATTTATAAAAGCATTAAAAGATGGGAACTATTCACAGAAATATAATAATCTCTTTGAAGTGGAACTCATGCAAATAACAAAACAATTTGAATCTCTTGTCAAGTTTGAGCCATTCCAAAAGGAATCTCAATCAAATGAGAAGTCAGATTCTGAGAAACAAAAAGAGGAGACAAAAAGAATTGTCTCCATATTAAAAACAATTAAAATTTAAAAAAATGGATAATATAAAAGAAACCATTGATGAAATCAACTCTCAGATTGAGGCTAAAAATCAAGAGATTAAAGAGTCTATAAATGAGAAAGCATCAACAGAGGCGGTGAAGTCTTTGACTGATGAATTAGAAAAACTAAAAGATGTTGCAAAAACACAGGGAGAGACTCTGGCAACTATTAAAACAAACAATGACACAGCATTGCCATTGACTTTCAGTGATGCATTAAAAAATGCTTTTGAGGATAATGTGGACAAAATTCAGTCTGTAAAATCTGGGAGAGCAAATGGGACTGGTGAACTAACAATCAAAGAGGTGTCAAGTGCATCTGTGATTGATTCAACAGCATCATATTATATAGCTGGAATAGGACAACTACCAGTGAGGAGAGCATTCCTTGACCAGACTTTTGCTCAAGGGTCTGTGGGTTATGAGTCAGGAGGCACAATCACATATTGGGACACAAATACAGTTGTGAGAAATGCTGACAATGTTGCTGAATGTACTGAAATTCCTGAGAGTGAAATTGACTGGAAAGAGTATTCAGTGACATTCACAAAAGTGGCTGACTCAATTCCAATTTGTGCTGAGGCAATGGAGGACTATGCATTCATAGAAAGCGAAGTAAAAAACTTTTTATTGGTTAATGTATTATTGCAAAATGATGCAAACATTTTAGCTGGTATTGACACAGCATCTCAAACTTGGGTGGCTGGTGCTTTTGCTGGTGCTGTTGCAAATGCAACAACATTTGATGTGATTAAAATTGGTAAATCTCAGATTGAAACATCTGGAGAGCAAAACTCTTATGCACCAAATATTGTTTTAATGAATCCAACAGATTACACAGCATTGATGTTGTCTAAGGATGCAAATGGACAATACTTATTTCCAATGTATATGACATCAAGTGAGATGATTGTTGATGGGATGAACATTATCACATCATCATTGATACCACAGGATGAATTGTATATCCTTGATTCAAGCAAAGGAACTGTTTATAATCACAGAGGATTGTCACTTGATTATG